GCTCGTTTTAACCACGAGACAGTGGCTATGGGTTTCTCTATTACAGAGGAAGCTATGGAAGACAATTTGTATGACAGCTTATCTGCACGTTATACAAAGGCTCTTGCTAGAGCGATGGCTTACACAAAACAAACAAAGGCAGCGTCACTTCTGAACACTGGTTTTGATACATTCACCTCTGGTGATGGAGCTTTTCTATTTAGTGCTTCCCACGGTACAGTGGCAGGCGGTAACAATAGGAACCAACCATCAGTAGCGGCTGACCTCAACGAAACATCTCTTGAGCAAGCAGTGATCGACATTGCGGCTTTTGTAGATGAAAGAGGTCTATTGATTGCAGCGAAGCCAAGGAAGCTGATCGTTCCACCTGCATTGATGTTTACAGCAACTAGATTGCTACAAACAGATTTGAGAGTGGGAACTTCTGACAATGATCTAAACGCTATCAAGACCAATGGGTCTATCCCAGAGGGCTATAGAGTTAATCATTATCTAACAGATAGCGATGCTTTCTTTATAATCACAGATGTTCCAAACGGAATGAAGCATTTCGTTAGAACTCCTATGGCGACTGGCATGGACGGTGATTTCAATACTGGAAACGTAAGATACAAAGCGAGAGAAAGATATTCTTTCGGTGTATCCGATCCACTTGGAATTTATGGTTCAACAGGAGCCGCTTAACTAGCTAATATGGGGGGCAGTAGTTCATGGCTGCCCCTCATTCACCTTGACAGCGTAAGCTGACATTTGCCAAGACAAGGAGATTAATATGGGCAATTCAACATTTTCAGGTCCAGTCAGATCAACTGGTGGATTTAAAACAATCAACAAAAGCACAAGCACTGGTGCAATTACAGAGACAGGTTTTTCTGTAAATGCTACAGGTCAACTCATTTCTATGGGTACTAGAAAGATACAGTCTTTCGCAGGTACATTAGCGAGTACAAACGCTGCAAGCACAGCGTATGCAGACGGTGACTGCCTTGTAGAATTAGGAACGCTAAACGTAGACGCTCCTGATGATCTAGTTACACCATCAAAGATATTCGTACACAGAGCTTTGATTGGTATTACAACAGCCGCAGGTCAAACACTTGCAGGTAACTTAGCATTAAGTTCTACTTCTGGAACAGCTACAAATGCATCCGTAACAGGAACAGAAATTGTAGGTGCAGGCGTAACGGCTTTTCACGAACAGCTAAGTGCTACACAGTCAATTACAGAGATTGATATTAACTTCAATAACACAGCAGGAAACTATCATATCTTTGTTCCAAATATAACAGCAGCCGTTGCAAACGTACATCTATATGCTAGAGCTACAACCACTGTTAATGCTGATATAACAGCAGGAAGATTTACAGTTGAACTAGAATATTCAGTATTCTAAGGGGGGCATATAATGGCTGATGCAGTAACATCACAAACCCTTTTTGATGGCGACAAGCACGTTGTTATGAAATTTACAAACATTTCTGACGGCACAGGTGAGTCTGCTGTGAAGAAGGTTGATGTCAGTGCATTGAACTCAGATATATATGGCAATACTTGTAGTAGTGTTGCCATAGAAAAAATCTGGTGGCAGTGCATAGGCATGAAGGTTCAGTTGTTTTTCGATGCAAGTTCTGACAAGTTTATAATAGAGTTAGGTGAAAATCAGAGTGGTCATCACGACTATAGTGAGTTCGGTGGTTTGTCCAATAACGCAGGGTCTGGGAAGACAGGCGATATTGACTTTACTACTGTGGGTCACTCTAGTGCTGATACATATACCATCATTCTGAAGATGCGAAAAACATACTAAATTGTTTGACCCAGTAACTATCTCTGCCGCTGTGGCTACAGCGAGTACGGCATTTAATGGAATTAAAAGAGCTTTTGCCGCAGGTAAAGACTTGGAAGCCATGTCGCAAGACCTTTCCAGATGGATGGGTGCTGTTAGCGATGTGGATGCCGCCCATAAGTCGGCAAAAAATCCCACAATGTTTCGTAAAGTCTTCAGCGGCGGTACAATAGAACAAGAAGCAATAGAGGCTTTCACAGCAAAAAAGAAGCTAGAAGAGCAAAGGTACGAGCTTAAACAGTTCCTAATGTTCACTCATGGATCAAAGGCATGGGATGAGCTATTGTCTATGGAAGGTCAGATAAGAAAAAGACGACAGAAAGAGATATATGACAGGAAGATATTTAGAGAAAAAGTCATTGGTATCGTGGCTATTACTGTTGTTCTTGCTATTGGCTCTGTTGTTCTTATCGGGTTCGTCTACACCCTCATGGGATTTGACAGAGGTTGGTGGGGATAACTGCGTAAGAAAGCAAGGAGGTCAAGAGACTTTTGAGTGGCTGTGTGTTGATGATGGTAAAATATATTTAGCTCAATCAGATAATATAAAAAATTGCTTTACCTGCTTTCTAAAGAAGTTTAGTGACTGGACATGGGAACAAGAAGTAAGAAAAGGTATAAGAGAAGACCCTAAATACATAACGTGTCGTAGGTACAAAAGAAGAAAAGCAAAGAATGGTCAAGAAGTGTGTTTGTATAGGGGAGCAAATAATACATATAGTTTAGTTGTAGAGGGGCAGTGTCCAATGGAGTACCAGTGTAAGTACGAACCTAATAGCAAAGAGCCTAACATAGATAGTGTTGTGGATTCATTAAATGATAGCTTTAAATAAACAATTACTGTATAATCGTAAAAAAGTTATCGATAACTTTTAGGGAGATATAATGGCTGTAGTAACACCAGACCTACCAGAGATATTTGAAGAGGCTTTTGAAAGAGCAGGTCTTGAAATGCGGTCTGGTTATGATCTAAAAACAGCTAGACGTAGTTTTCAAATATTAACATTAGAGTGGCAGAACAGAGGTATAAATCTTTTTACCATAGAGTCTGGCACATTATCGCTTTCAGCAGGTACAGCAACATATACCATGCCAACAGATACTATAGATATTATTGAGCATACTATTAGAACAGGCACAGGCACATCACAGTTAGATACAAACGTCAGTAGAATAAGTGTTTCTACGTTTGCTCAAAAGTCGAACAAGAATACACAAGGTAAGCCAAATCAGATATTTGTACAAAGACTAGCAGGATCAACAACAGTAACGCTACATCCAGTTCCAGACACAACGTATACACTGGCATTTTTTAGATTAAAAGGTATAGATAGCATTGCTTCTGGTATAGCAGGAACAACAACAAGTCATGTTCCACCTCGATTTGTACCATGTTTAGTTTCGGGTTTAGCATACTACATAGCGATGAAAAGACCAGAAGTGGCAAGTAGAGTGCAAGCACTAAAACAAGAGTATGAGTTTCAGTTTGAGTTAGCAGCAGGTGAGGATACAGAAACAGCTTCCATAAAGTTTGTTCCTCACAACACATTTTTTACGGTTTAAGATGGGAAGAGCAACAGGAAAATACGCATTTGGAATATGCGACAGAACTGGATTCAGATATCCAATAAATGAACTTGTCTACGAGTTTAACAACGGAAAGCGAACAGGTCTTCGTGTTGGAAGAGATGTTGCTGACAGGGATCACCCACAAAACTTTGTAGGAAGAATTAAAACAGACGACCCACAATCATTAAAAGATGCCAGACCAGATAGAATAGAACCTTTCTTACTTCAAGTGGGAGTGGCAAGGTTTGATGACTTTGATGCAAAGATAGACCCGTTATTTGCACAAGTTGGTACGGTATCAGTAACAGTAAGCTAATGGCATATTTACAGAGCAATATACCTCACTTCAAATGTTGGGTTAGAAGAGAGTACACACACAACCATCAGAAGTATCATGGTGAGTTTTTACACGCTATGGCTATAGCGGTAACGTGTATGCCAAATAGATGTCTTAGTTTTCAAGTCATATTTACAGGATGCGAGTCAGACGATACTGACGATCCAAATGTGCATGGTGGAGCTATGTGGGCTAGGATGCCAATTACAGCATTAGTAGCGGATACTCCAGTTGAAGATTGGGCTACGCCCATGCCTGTTCACTTCGCACAGCCGTGGGATTGTTCCTCCCGAACCCATGCTGTGTATGTTTTAGACAGGGCAACACCATGCCCTTGGATGGCAAAGATAGGAGGAAAGTTTTTCCCTGCTAAATATTATTTTACTGTGGACTATACGGATAGTGAGATAGCTGATGATCCTGCACAACATAAACAAAGTCATGTTTTAGAGTTGTTAGATGCAGGAGAATGGACAGGAAACATAGTAGCCTTACCCAATAACAGAGTAAGAGTTACACATCCTGCGTGGTTTGAAACAGGTCAGGGTGCGCCTGACTTTCTACCATCACAGCACATTCACTATTCAAAGTCAGATTTAGATTATGTCTTGGATGTTAACCAGATTTTTGATAATCTATACGCAGATAAAAAGAGCAAGAAATGAATTATACAGAATTAACAAATGCGATCAAGGAATATACAGATAACACCGAAACTACTTTTGTTAATAATATTCCTAACTTCGTCAGGCAAACGGAAGAAAGAATATACCGATCTATTCTTATCCCAGAACTCAGAAAGAACGTAACCACATCACTGACTACGAGTAATAGGTTCTTAGCAAAGCCAACAGATTTTTTAGCTGTATTCTCTATTGCTGTTGTAGATGGTAGTAGCAACTATTCGTTCTTGCTACCAAAAGATGTAAATTTTATACGAGAGGCATATCCTGCTACAGCCACATCAGGTCTTCCTGTATATTATTCACTGTTTGATGGGGATAACTTCTTGATAGCTCCTACACCAGACTCTACATATACAGTGCAACTGCACTACTACTACGATCCACCATCAATAGTTACATCGTCCACCTCCTGGCTAGGAGACAACGCAGAGACGGCTTTATTGTACGGCTCTTTATTAGAGGCATATTCGTTTATGAAAGGAGAGCCTGATATAGTCAGTTTTTGTAAAACAAGATATGAAGAAGCTTTAACATCATTACAGCAGTTAGCTGATGGAAGAAACAAAAGAGATAGTTATAGAAACGGTGAACCAAGG